CCTCAGAGAGGGTACATACGACAATGTCGTCCGCGAGAGCGGTTCAGCTATCTCTCATTTATAGTCAAATGAGCAAAAGGCAATAAATCCTAGATTAATCCAGGAAATAAAGCTAATTGTTTTATTGATTCTTCAAATTTATTTACGATTTCTAAGGAATGTATATATAAAGGATCAGTGTTTCTAAAAAAATAGAAAGACTTGTCAGAGATAGGAATTTTAAGATTCTTTAATAAAGGATCCCAATTTCCCTTTCTGATCGTATCAATTATATATGCTTCCCTCTGAGCGCGTAAATAATCTTCTGAAACTAATCCCCATACATGTGTATGAGGAAGAGATTCAGGGAGACTGATAGCATCTATTAGAGAATCTGTGTCAGGATTTCTTATACCTGTAAGAAATATAGATATATCAACGGCAATTTGCCCGAGAGTATCTTTATGTTTCTTATGGTCTAATAAATTCTCTGATGAATCCACAAATGTCAACATTATTGAGTTAACTAGAATATTATATATTTTAGTTTCGTCAAGTAATGATGCCACTTGAGGAGAAATCTTTTCCACAAAAGGAAGTAATTCCAGTGCAGAAGATCTCTTCTGAAGGACGGATATAATAATCCATGCTTTAGACATCTTATCACACCACTCTGTCCGAAGACGGCGTGGTATTGATAAGAATCTAAAGTATTCATCACAGTTCTCTAATAACTCAGGAATGGAAAACCACCCTTTCGAAATAGCATTGTCAAAGACTTGAATTTGGCCGACTAGTCGGTTACGTTCAGACCAAAGACCTGCTATAGGAAAAGGACTTATGTCAAATCCACACCAATGAAGACGCTTAGCGAATTCATAGAAATGTGGACTAACATGAGTTTTCTCTTTAGACCAATTAACTCCAAGAGTCCTAATTAGACGACAATACTCTAATGCTACTAGGCGGTGACCTATTACTAAGTCATCACCTAACATAGCATAAGGTAAAGTCTTCCAGTTAACACCCTTGTTTTGACAAGCCTTCCATACCACAAAATGGTGTGAAAGAGTTGTTGAGTTCCAGGAAGAATACGCACCCATAGGATTTCCAACAGAATAGCGTAAAACACTATCCTTTACGGAAAAACTCTGGGTCATTATTTGAAACCAAGCTTCGGCCCTTTCGGGTCCGATTCTCGCTTCTAATAAATCTTTATTAACTCGTATAGGGAATCTATCAGTAAAGGCTGTTAAGTCTAAACTATAGAAAACCTCACTATTTAATAAAGAGCGTTTAAAACCTGTCTGGTCAAAAGTGAAGTCTTGGGGTATCTTCTTTAATGCCTCGAATAAATATTTATGTAGAGGTCTTAATGAAGTTTGAGAGAAGTAGTCAAATATGGCCACTTCTCTTGTCTTACCTTCTTTGTCTGAGAAGTATACTAGTTTCCTAGTGATACCTCCCTTTAGACTCTGAAAGTAAGAAGCTATGGGATCAATATTACGTAAAAGAAGTGTTATGTATTCTGTAAGTTTCTGACCGCCTAGAATAGAAATATTCTCAAGAAGAGAAGAATCTATAGCTAGAAGATCAGTTATACAGGTCCATAACGCGGGGCCATTCGGTCCTGCCTTACTACTTTTATGATAATTATTGAAATCCAAGCTTCTCCCAGGCTTCATCCTGTTAGAATAACCTAATGATCTCCAAAATTGAATAAAATCTTTTTTACAAAACGGGTACTCCCTCATTGTTGAGGGGCCTGTTATAGTAGAAAAGCTTGGTTCAGCTTTGGTACGAAGACTTCTAGAAACATAAAAAACAGAAAGTAATAACTTTATAAAAGGTATATCTTTTTGTTTAAATTGTCTTAGAAATCTAAGGTCATTAGGAAATTTTAAAACAGATTTGGAGAAATCTCCTGAACACTCGGATAAAAGCCGAAAAAGAAAAGCTCTACGCTCTTTACAGAAACGTATAGCTTCTTTAGTTCCTCGTGACTTAAAAATTACGAAGAACTTGTTCAAGAGACCGAATAAATGAGAGGATAACTTGTTGTCAGGCAAAAGCCTGGTTACAAGCCACTTTATTATGGATGTAACAAAGTTTTTATACTTTGGAATATTCATAATTAATTTGGGTTGTGGCACTCCATTACTGAAGTGTCCTAGGTAACAAACCTAGGAAGGCTCCCCTTAAAGGGGA